GATCTGTAAAGTTTTGCTCTAAAGTATTCTATGTCTGCAATCTCTCCTAAATTTTGACCACCTGGTAATGTAGAAATATCAGTACCTCTACCACCTTCTCTACTTGGTAACCAAAAGTCTTCAAGCATTGACATATAATTTCTGTCATCTCTTATTTCACCTGTTGAAGCGTCATAGACAAGTTTGTTTCTATATCTTGCCATAACATCTCTTAAATATTGTTCGGCTTTTACCTTAGGTAAATTACCTACATCAATTTTAAATATTCTTCTTTCAGGTGCTCTAGCAATTCTGTAAATAACTGCTGAGTCTTCAATCATTCTTAATTGATTGACAGGTTTAATTGCCTTATGTAAATAAGATAATACTAAACCGTTTTTATTTTGATCTATAACACCAGATGGACAATATGCAATTGTGTCAACTGCAATTTTAATACCTTGTATTGCAGCCGATCCTTGTATACCTCTTTCATTATATACAAAATATTCTACTGTTTCGTCTGCTATATTAATATTAGTAGGAGAAACCATACCCTCTGGTCTTCTCTTTCTAACTTCTCTAATTTTTTTGACTTTTCTAGGATCAAGGTACTTTAATTCAGTTATACCGTTTTTAGGATTTTCTGCGTCAATAACTTTTTGAAAAAATATCCTACCGTCAACGTACCATCTTCTAAAAAGATCGTGTCCTCTAGTATTAAACTGAAGCATTTTTAATACTTCAGCAAATTCTGTTTCTATTGTTTGTTTAATTTTTGATGAATAGTTTAATTGATCCGTAACAACTTTAACAGATTGTTTATTTTCATTAGAAGTAATTGCCTCATTGACAATATCCTCAATCGCCATATCACACTCTGGATGTAAAGCGATTTCTCTATATCTTCTAATTAAATCCTGCTCAGTCTTGGCAGTACCTTCCATATCAAGGTAACTGCCAAAGAAACCACCAGCGGCAACGACTTGTGTGCCGTCTTCCGCTTGTGGTTGACTGAATTGTTGTTTTGGATCTGTTTTAGGTTTGACCCTAGTAATATTAAACCCAAATAACTCTGCCATAATTTAATCTCCTATATACTACTTATAATGATATTAAGTAGTCGTATTTGTTTCAAAGTATTGATATTGGAATGTAACTCCGAAAGACTCAACTTCGTCAACTGTTCCGTAGTTCAAAGCAATATCACTTAACTCAACAGGATATGCACCTCGCAAAGTATAAGATTTTAAAGTATTACCGTTTCTGTCCAACTGATCTATGAAAGCGTCAACTTGATAGTCAACAGGATTAGATAATCCTTCGTTGTCTGTCATATTGTTGATACCATTCTGCCATCTTTCAAAAGCGTTTCTTAATTTAAAGTCTGTATCATTAAGAACCGTGATTGACCAATCTGCAAATGTTCTATCACCTGCAATTTTGATCTGTCTTCCTCTAAAAGGTATGTTTACGTTACCTATTGTCATAGCAGGAATAGATGTTGCTGTACATAAAAACGCTAGGTCTTCTATTTCTCCACCAACTTGAGCGTAACCAGGAAAAGGCATTGTTACCTTAAACTGATTGGGTCTAGCCCCACCGCCAGCAAGTTTAGCTTTGAAGTCATTAATGTTTGCCATTTTTTATTCTCCTCTTCTAACCTTACCCGCCTGCGACTTCTTCAAAAGCCACACCAGTTCTGGTTGCTACGAATGATAATGTGATAAAGTTGATACTTCTTGCAGGTTTCACAAAGATTTCTGCAACAAATTCATTTCTATCAATTACTTCGCCTGTGTTGTTAGTTTCATCACACACTACTAAAAAGTCTGTGATACCTCTTCTACCTTGTACTTCTCTTAGGAAAGGTTCTACAATGTTTCTAAAGTTTGCTCTTGTAAATTCGTCATTAAATTCAAAGAGTTGAAATTTAGAAGCAGTTGATATTGCCTTTTCTAAAGTGATGAACAATCGTCTGACATTGATTCTATCAAATGCACTTGGAGATGATAATCCTGTTTTGTCACCAAATAGTACAGTACCTTGTCCAGGGAATGTAGCAACTGGATTTACTCTTTTAGGATATAATATATCTCTTTGTGTTTTTGTAGGATTGTATGCAAGTTTAGCAGCGCCTCTTACAACACCTCTGTTTAATCCAGCAGGTGAGTACCAAGAGTCTGCTAATATGTCTGTTCTAGCAGCCAATCCAGCAATGTCTCCGTTTAGTGGAACATATCTGTAAACGTCATTGTATCTGTCGTAACCGTATTTGTAACCACTATCAAATACAACATAAGAAGATGATCTGACACTATCAAAGAAGTCAATCACATTACTTGTTTGTGTATTTGAGTTTGAAACATTAACAACGTCTGCTCTTTGTGGAGAAGCAAATACAACTGCGTCTTTTCTATTTTCTGCAATTGTAATTAAGTTGTCAACGTGTGTAGATGAACCACTTGGTCCAGCGATGATTAATCCTACATCAACTGTGTCAGCGTCATTAAACTTTTCGTAAGCAGTTTTTAACTGACCATCAGTTACAGTAGAACCATCAGCACCACCAGATTGTGATTCACTAGTTGGGACATCAACAGCAGTGTATGTTGTACTAGCAGCTGCGTTACCCCAATTGGTTCCAGAAGTGTTATGATCCATCCAGAAAATGTAATTAGATTTATTCTGAATTACAGTTGGATAGTAATTAACATCTCCTTGAGGTGTTTTTGCGTCTGAAGCTTTTGAAAGTTTAGAATAAGACTCTAATACTGTTCCAGGAACTCCAGAAATTCCTCCATCTTCATCAACTACAACAACGTGTATTTCGTCATTAGCACCTGATCTAGTTGAAACGTAAGAAGAAGTACCTGGAGCACCATCTACTTGATCGTAGTATCTCCATTTTCTTTTAATTCTTGCGTCATCAACGACAGCAGTTATTAATCCACCAGCACCTCTAGGATGTTGTACAAGTGTTATTGACGTTGCTGATACAGCAGTTAATCTATATTGTTCGCCAGTTGTAAAGTCAGTTCCACCACCAGTTGATGAAAACTCAACTATATCTCCAACATTCAAATAGTTAGTTGCGTCTGTGTCAACAGTAACAGATGTAGCACCAGCAGCGGCACCTCCGTTAACTTGTTGAGCAGTAGTTGTTGTTTGTTCAAATGCGTTAGCACTTGGACAAGTTGCGACTAATAAGTTATTACCCCAAGCACCTGCTGATCTAGCAGCAAATGTTCCTACTGAACCTTGTCCAGCGGCATAATTATCTTCGTAGTCTTGTTTGTTCTTAACAAGTAAACCACTACCGTTTGATGTAGCGTTTAGTGTACTTGTTTGGGTAGCTCGTACTACTCTTAATGCGTTTGAATATTGTAGAAAGTTAGCAGCGCTGAAAAAATACTCAAAGTTTGTACTATCAGGTTTACCAAACGTATCTACAAGTTCTTGCTCACTAGAAATAGAAACTATCTCATCTAAAGGACCTTGCGAGAATTGACCAGCAACGGCACCAATAGAAGTTGATACTGCAGGAATGATTCTTGTTAAATCTTTTTCCTGTACGAGAACACCAGGTGATACTTGAAATGCCATAGTTTTCTCCTCTAATTAGCTAATTATCTTCATTTTATTCAAAATTCGTATTATTCATACGCCCATATTCAAATTTCATTCTTACTGATATTTATAATAACACAAAACCTAATGATTTTTACGCACCACAGGTATCCATCTGTCACCATATTCATCAATTGTTTCTTCATTCATTGGGTCTGTATTGACACCATCATCAACAAAACCAAAAGGCGCCATATCTTCTTCAATTAACTTTTGTTGCTCAGAGTACATCTGCATACGAGCATTTTGATTAGTCAATTCTTTAAAGTAACCTTGATTAGATAACCAACCAAAGATAACTAAACACATCATTAAATCATCATTGCTACCGTCCTCAGCCTGCCAGGATTGACCTCTTTTTGCAAAAGTTGACATTTCCTCTATAATTTTAAAAGAGTTAATTATTAACTTATCTCCTTCAACAAGTGTCTTTAAATTAGCACATCCTACTCTTTTAATTTGTTTTGTCATTCTTACACCCATAGATGAACCACGACCACTATACATAGCACCTAATACTTGACCTGCACGACCTTTTTGTGTACACATTAAAACATTAGGATACTCTATCTCAAATTGTAATGCCTCAGCAATCTGTTGACCTATATCGTTTACTTCAGTTAATATATGTGCTTCATTATAACTTTTTGCAACTTGTGATATGATATTAGGAAATACAAAAGGTTTTACTTCGTTGTTTTTATAAATTGCAACCACCTTAAAAGGCATTTGTGTTACATCAAAAACTACAAATGCTGAATAGTCTTTATCCACTCCTCTTGCAACATCAACAGTTACAACATATGTATTACCTTTAATAGGTTTTTCATATTGATAAACACCACCTGCTGAGTTTATAGGTTCTGCGTAAACTGTATTTTTAATTTTCGCTGGTGATATTAGCGTGTTTACTGATCCTAAAAACTCACATTCAAACTCTTGTTGAAACTGCTCTGGTGATGTATTTCTTATGGTCATTTCTTTCCATTCATCATCTCTACCTGGAACCTCTGACCAATGTACCTCAATAGGTATGTAATCGTTTCTTTTCTTTTCTGCGTCTATCCATAATTTGTAAAACTGATTCATACCATAAGGCGTAGATACAATAATCATTTTAGTTTTTTGTCCTGAAGATATTGTAGGATAAACGGAACTAAAGAACATCTCGGCAATGTTAGTAGGCACGAAAGCAAACTCATCAAGGAATATTATATTGTAAGAACCACCTCGGATAGCAGATGATGATGTTGCAGCTGCTACAATTGTTGATTTATTTTCTAACTCTATATTACCTTTATTCCAGTTAACTACACCTTGTTGCATCCATTTAGGTAAGTTTTCATATGCAAGTTGTAATCTTCCTAATATATCTCTAGCAGTTGATGATTTGTTAGCAAGTATGGCAATATTAGAGTTCGGATTAAACATTGCATAGTGCATTAAATAAGAAATAGTTGTTGTTGATTTACCTGATTGTCTAGGTAATTTGCAAATTGTAAATCTATTATTGTGAATAGTATTTACTATCTTTTTTTGAAAGTCATACATCTTAAATGGTACAAGACCTTCGTCAAGTGATACAATTCTCACATAAGTTTCCATAAAATATAAAGGATCGTTAGCACACTTTTGATATTCTACTATTTGTTCTTTTGTAAATTCAACAGGTGTGTTTATTTTTTTTAAATTAGGATTTCCTAAATATGCGTCATTACTCATCAAAACTCCGATCAAAAGAATACCAACCTGTGATTATATACTTCTCTTTTGTTTTTGAAACCTCACCTTTGTGAGTGTGTGTCCAAATAGCAGGCCAAATAACAGTTAATCCTTTTTTAGCAGGTGTTTTTAATCCTTGATATAAAAACTCGGTTCCTCCATCATCAACATCATTTAGATATGTCATAAAAACTAAATGTCTATTAAGATGATTTTTACCACCAGAATTTTCCATATGCCAATTTTTAAATCCACCACCTGGTTTGTAGTGTTGAATATTAACTTGCTCTATAATTTTAAATTTTTGAACCTCATTTGCAAAATAATATTTCATTAAATATCTATCTAAACATATTTCTAATGATTCAAAATATGAAGTTAAATCAGGACATCTACCTGCACGTATATGAACATCCACAGATTCTTTAATATTATAATCCACCATTGATTTTCCATCAAAATATTGTATACCAGGTGTTTTTAAATCAGATTTCTTATGATAATCTATAACCTCATCACATACATAATCTGGAATAGTATATCCTCCAATTAAAGACTCATAAGGCAAAATATATTCATTTACTAATTTTTTTAATTCAGTCATTTACAACAATACCTTCTATATGCGTGTATCCTAATTTTTGAGCAGCTACAACCCTTTGACTACCCTTTTTTACACTATATCTTTTTTCTATGTATGGTATACCCATTGAACCATATCTTAATTTACTAGATTTTAAATGTAATATAACTTCTATTGGATCAATTAATTTTTCACCATTAATTAACTCTTTTAATGGTTTACTATTTTTAATAATAGTTAGTTCACTAATTCTAAAAACTTCTTTATCTTGGTGTGATGTCTTTGCCTTCAAAATTTTCATTTTCACTTTTTCTTTCACTATTAGTTTCAACGGTTTTTTTATTTAACATTTTTTGCAATTCTGCCGTTGATCCAACAAATAAAGCATTCTTTATATTGGCACTTGTTTTATTAGGTACTTCTTTTAAATCTTTTAGTTTTTTCTG